GCCACTCCACGACCCAACATCTGCTGATACAGTGCCATCGAAGAATCAAACAAAGTCTTCATTTGCATCTCCATTTTCTGAACCTCAAAAGGATCGAGATCGTCAATAGAGTTCTGACGATTCTTATCATCCTGACGACGAAGTTCAGGCAAAGGAATCTTTTCACCAAGCAGAGAACTGTCAGCATACCGCTGAGAAAATTCTTGATATGTGAACGAACGGTGACGCAGTATCTGGGCCGCGATAGCCCGTGTAGTTTGAATCTCAAGAGTCATTGTAGATTGTTCAAATACACTCCAATGATTGTGCTTGATGCAATACTTCAGAAGTCCTGCATACTTTTCGTTTTCTTGGTTTGCAGGGTTGCTTACGCGGGCAATGTATGCCATCGTCTGCTCCGCATCGGGAGTGACGCTAATAAGTTTGACGCTCATGGACCTTCGTAAGTTTCGTCGTAATCAATTTCAACAGGGTCAATCTGATCGAAGCGATACGCTTCTACATCTGAGTAGACCTCTGCTTTGAGGGCACTAAGCAGCATTTCCAAGTCGGAAACGATTAGTTTGAGTTTGTCTCGTTCCATGGTCTTATTATAAAACAGAAAAGGGAAGGTGTCAAACCTTCCCTTACTTATATGAGATTGTTACAACCTCATCACTTGGTGTAGGTCCGTCCGCGATAGCAGAAGTTCCCATGAGCTTCCTCAATGGGTTGCTTGCACTCATACTTCACACCACGGTAAGCAGTGTGAGTGATCTGTGCATCGTGAAGGGCAGCTGCCTTCTCGATCTGGCGGCGGATCATCTTCAGTGTGTTCATGGTAGGTCTCCTAAAAGAATGGGATTTTTGCCCCGTTCCTTCAGTCGTTTGCGTCCCAATTGCACTCAGGCGTTGCTTCCTTTACGGTCGCTACCACCTCAGCTTGAACTGCTGCACTAATGGCATCATGTGTACTGGCACGTCGGATTATGTCCTCAGCGTCAGTGCAAAGCATGCCCGTGTAGAGAAGAAGATCAATCATGGGATGAACGCTCCGTTCCGCGACTTACTTGCGTCCCCGAAGGGATGAACGATTTCATGATGTAGTATTATATAGAAAAGGAAAACTGTATCAACGGATACATCTTTTCTTACCGCAATAGTCTGCACAGATGTGCGGTCTATTACTCCACGATTCTACCAGAGTATGTTGGAAAAAGGGAGTCTGCAACACATCATGTAATGAGTGGTGCTCTAAGGAGATGGATTTGATACCACCCTGCTCCTCAATCAAGGGAATCACGTTGTCCCAGAAGACCTTCTGCATATACTCTGCACCCACTCCCTTGTTTGGGTTGTTGATGTCACGGAAGACCGCAGGTGCATCAGGGTCATTGTCAACATAATATCCAGGGTAGAAGAACCTGAGACGTGACTGGTGGAAGCAGCAGGCGTGCACCACACCCCTACTATCGATCCTCAGTTGCCCAGGACTACCTTTGGTATGACCATAGCGACACACGACCTCTGAGTCCTCTGCTACAGGGTCTGGACGGTACGTTTGGTTGGGATCATCTGCTACCTGCAGGGTGTGCACCTTATCCCTGTAGGAATACGTAAACTTACCGTCTCCACGTCCACTAGCGTCATACATATCATTGACACGAGTGTGTTGGAAGTCTTTGAACTTCCACAGTTTGCTCAGTGTCTTACACCTTTTTATCTGATGTTGGTTGTGCTTGAAGACCAGCATCCTCCACACAGCAGGACCACCTGCCTTGATGAATGCTTTAGCACTCTGCATCACCTTCTTATAGTCCACACCCACACGGTATTGCTGCAGGGTATCTTCTAGACCATCAATAGAAAAGATGAGGAAACTATCTTTGTGTGATGCTCCCATGAGAGCACCAAGTCTTCCCCAGAATGCATCATCACGGGTACCACCATTGGTACTCATCTGGAAGACGATGTTGGGGTTGGACTTCAGGGTGTAGGCATATATCTCAAGCAGATCATCACATAATGTTGGCTCACCAAAAGACCCTTGGAAGTAGATCAACTCTGTCTTCTCAAGGGTCTCTTGTGGGAACCATGTCTTCCACTGTTCAAGTGAAATCTTTGACAGGTTCATTGATGGATCGGGTGCGAGCACCGCAACCTCATCGTTATATGATGTCTTATGTCTGGCACACAGAGGACACTTGGAGTTGCAATGATCTGTTAGATCAATGAGAAACTTCACTTATCACGCCAGTGGATCTCTGGGTATGCTTTCTCTACAACACTACGAGTGATGCGATACTTGCTTTGCAGTTCACCATCCTTGACCAGGGTAACAATCTCTGCCTCATCAGCATGGAGTGACTCCAACAGTTGAATCAGCAGGGTCTCCCGACGCATCTGAGAGATCTTATCGTTGCCGCCACGGATAAAGTTATACAGTGACCGCCACTCATGCACCAGACGGGTGTGTCCATCAGTACCAGCAGGTGATTCGTTCTTCTTGTAAGGAACGTCACCCTCAGGGATGGCAG